TTGAGTGTTGAGAAGGGGCCGACCACCGAGCTCCAATACGTCCAGGAGACCACCTACGGGCAGACGCCCGCCTCACCGGCTGGTAAGTGGCCCGGGATCGTGGACGAGATCCCCACCATCATCTGCAACCCGACGCTGCTGGAGGTCCCGGCGATCAAGTACGCGACGCCTTTCAAGGTGGTGGCCACCCGCTTCGAGAACGGCCTCCGTGTCAAGTTCCAGATGCAGACTCAAACGAGCCCGTATGAGCAGTGGCTGAAGGGCCTCATCGACGGCAATAGTTACAGCGTGGAGATCAAGTGGGGGACCCTGGGCAAGTACTTCCTCTTGACGGGGGCGAAGGCCGAGGAGATCACCGTCCGCTGCGCCCTCGGGGAGCCGGTCGAGGTGACCGTGGACCTGTGGGGCCGGCAGTGGGCGCAGACCAATAGCAGCTCGTTCGCCTCGTACCAGGCGGTGAACACGAACGCGCCGTGGAACTGGGGGGACGCGGGCCTCTATATCGCCGACATCGGAATTGCCGGGGTCCCGGAGGCCGAGGTCAGGGTCGGCTTCGGACTGAAGAGGTTGTACACCCTGGGCAAGGACGCGGGAGGCTTCAAGTTCCTCATCCGGAAGCTGGAGCGGACCGTGGCCAGGCTGTCGGGGACGTTCACGCGGGACTTTGAGAACGTGGACGAATTCGTCGACCTGAACAGCTACACAGACCCGTCCTATGAGTACGTGGAGAGGAAGATCGAGTTGCTCCTGAACAACGTGTCGGGCACCAAGCTCGTCTGCGAAGGCTGCAAGTATGAGAAGGTGGACTTCCCCGTGGACGCCGAGGACCTGATCGCCAAGAAGGTCGGGTGGCGCGGCAAGACTCTGAGCTACATCAACCTGTAGGTGACCGCGGAATGGAGAGAGAAGTGACGATCAACGGCCACCGGCTCAAGTTCCGGACGTGGACCCACGGGGAGAAGAACCGGGCCCTGAGCAAGGCGGTCAGGGTTGACCCGGAGACGGGGAAGTCGGAGATCGACCCCTGGACCCTGAACGACGAGATGCTTGCGGCCTCCCTCGCGGAGTGGGACCTGAAGGGCAAGGATGGCCGCGTCCTGCCGATCAGCGTGGAGACCCTGGAGTCCCTGGACGAGGCGGAGTACGGTGATCTCATCAATGAGATGGTCCGGTTCGCCCAGGAGCTGAACCGGGTGTCGGAGGCGGAGCGAAAAAAATTGTGAGGTCGGTGAGGCTGGAACGCGGAGACCCCCTCCTGTCCGACGTGGTCCTGTGCCTAAAGACGGGGTGGACGCCGGAGGAGCTGGACAGAATGCCTGAGCGCTTTGTGGAGATGTGTAGCATTTACCTTAACGAGGTGGCGAGGAAGCAGAAGAGCGAGCTTGCGGCAGCCGCGGCCCGGCTCAACATGGGAGAAACCTTTCCATGAGCGTCGAGTTTGATCTGGACTTCAGCGGCGTCGATCGAGTCATGGATAAGTTAACCACGATCTCCGAGGACTTGAAGCCCGCCGTCCACATGGTCATGGAGTCGAATGTCCGGAAGATGTACGTCCTCGCTAGACACCTGGTCCCGGTCCGGACGGGCTTCCTCCAGAGAACGATCTACTGGCAACCAACCGGCCTCATGGAGTTTGTCTTCGGCGCCGCAGCCCCCTACGCCGCCTATGTTGAGTACGGGACCTCCAGAATGGCGGCGAGGCCCTTCCTCCGCCCGGCAGTGATCTCGGTTCAGCCGGAGCTGATTCGCAACATCTGCCGAAAAATCAGGGAACTATTGGAGAGGTCGTGATGCCCGAGGAACAGCTTGACATCGTAATCAACGCCCGTGACTACGCCAGTGAAAGTCTCCACGAGATCACGGGAAGCGTCAGGTCCCTGGGCATGTCAGTCACTATGGTCACCAGTAACTTCGCCATGCTGACGAAGGAGCTCGGGCTTCAAATTCCGTTTCTGGAGGGCATCAACCGCGCCTTTTACACGATCGGGATCGCCATCCGAACCGCCGGCGCCGCCATGCGAATTTATGAGCTTTTGACCAAAAGCGCCACGATCGCCGAGTGGGCCCACTCCGCAGCCCTTGCCGTTAAAGCGCATCTAATGGCCATCGCCAGCGCGGGCGCCCTCATCCCGGCCATGATCGCCGCGGGTGCCGTGGCAGCCGCCTTAGTTGCCGGGGCTATGGCTCAAGGCCGGATGGAGCGAGGCGGAATCGTGACCCGCGAAGGCCTGTATTATCTCCACGCGGGGGAGACCGTCACGCCGGCGGCCAGCTACTCCAGCTCCGTGGTGCAGCACATCCACGTCTCCCTGGACCGGCCCGTCCTAAAGTCGGACGCTGACGTCGAGGACCTCATGACCACGGTCGCCAAGAGGATCGCCCTGGCCGCCAGGCAGAGGGGAGGCTAGCCGAGCCGATGACCGGCGTCTGCATGATTGAGGTCCACCGCAAAGTCGGCTGGTGTGACGATGGGATGAATAATTGGACCCTGATCCGGACGGCGGGGTCCCAGAGTCTGGTGAAGGTCTCTCAAGTTCATGATGTCTCTAGGCTCAGCGTGACCGAGACTGGGGGCTCAGATGGCGCCGGGTGGCGAAAGGACGTCCCAGGATCCCTCCCGACCAACACATACATCAAGCTGAGAGCTCGGCTCAAGGGGGGAGGCACCAACCCTCGATACTTCATCCTGGTGCGGTTTACGGACTCCAGCACAGTTGATACCACATGGGTCTCCGTTGGGACAAACTGGGTGATCGTCAACCTGAGTCTCATGGCGAACAAGACGGTTTGGCAGGTCGAGATCTACGTCCACTCCGACGCCAACCAGAGCGCCTATCTGGACGTGGACTACTTGGAAATCATAGGACAGGACCCCCTAGACCTTCTGGAACAGTCGCCGTGGAACTGGACCGTGGAGAAGGCCACCGTTGAGCTTCTCTCCACCGTGGGCCTCTCCAGGTTCTCCGTGCTATGCAATAATCAGAAGGGCGGCCTAGAGGACGAGGTCGGCGTCGGCGACCACATGAAGATATGGTTCGCCGACGAGGGGGACGCTTATGCCCTTTGGGAGAAGGTGATCGCCGGCAGAATAGCGACCGTCAAGATGGGCCGGAAGGGCGCCGAGTACCTGGAGCTGGAGGGCTTCGACTATGGAGTCTATTTCTCAAACAGAAAGTGGGACAAGGAGTATCTCACGGACCGGGAGCTCAGCCTCATCCTTAAGGACGCCCTCGCCGACAAGGTGACGGAGGTCTCCACCACCGGCGTCTACGCCACCTCGATTTCCCTTAAAAACACGTACAAGGAGCAGGATGTCCTGACGCTTGTGAAGGACCTGGCCCAGATGGCCGGCTATGAATGGTACGTGGACCCGGCTGCGGACATTGATTGGTATCAGATCGGCCAGGCCACAGTCGAGGGGGGCCTGAGCCCCCTCCGGGAGCAGAGCCAAACCTACCCGAACACCAGGCTGCGGGAACTGACGTGGGAGGAAAGTATTGAGAGCATCGCCAACAAAATCCGACTTTACATTTTCGAGGGTGAGTACGCGCCGCGGGACCAGGACAGCTGGACCGAAGACATCGGCGGCTGGTCCGCTACCTCGGGGACCCTGAGCGCCGACGCGGAGCGCGTTAAGGGAAACGCAAGCGTGAAGGTCTCTTTCTACAGTTTGGGCACCTATGTAAATCTGACCCGCACCGTCGACGTGGACATGTACGGCATTGAGAAAATCCGCTTCTATGAGAGATACGGTTGGAGCGGCTCGCCTGCAGCGCCGCGCATGGAGATAAGGATCGCCACCGACGACAACAACTATTACAAAACCTACTACAGCCTGGGCGCTCAACAAACATGGCACAGCACAGAGCTTACGTTAGCGAATATGCAGAAGGTTGGGAATCCGAGCAATATTATAACGTACATAAAGTTCATGATGCAGTCGGGAGATGGGAACTTTGGCGACGGCGCGCTCCTCATCGATTGGCTCTATCTCGCCAATGATCCCAAGTACGTGACGGCCCAGGACACGGGGAGCCAGAGCACTTACGGGCTCCGGGAGAGGGTCCTGGTGGAAAAAACCGTCCGGAACACGACCTACGCGCAGAAGTTGGCCGACGCCTATCGGGATCAGTTCAAGAACCCGCTGCGCCACGTGACCGCTATCTGTGACGGGAGTACCTGGTTCCGGCCCGCCCAGAAAATCGTCCTCGACGTGCCCTCGAGGGACATAGACAACAAAACCTTCCGGATAATCCGGGCCCTACACGTGTTTGAGCCCGGGAAGGATTATCACTGTGAGGTCTCACTTCTGGCCGCCCGGTCCGGCGCGGTCTTCGACGAGACGGTCCGGGCCAGCCTCCCGGCCGAGACGGGGCAGGTGCTCGCGGACATTCAGCGGTGGGCCGAGGTCCGGGCCATCGGCGGAGCCGGGGTGATTGCCCGATGAAATCGGTGACGGTTGAGGATCTCCGGGTCGGCGACCTGGTGATCGTGGTCTGGCTGGACGCCAGTCGGGACATGGCCAGGCTGCCCGACGACCGGGAGGTGGAGGCCAGAATCCACAGCTGGGGCGTCTTCCTGGGAGTCCGAGGCCGGACATACAAACACATTCTGTTGGGCCATGCGAAGCCCCCCATGAAGGATAACTGGGACGCCGACCGGATTCCGCTCCCCATGATCGAGTGCATCATCCTAGTCGTGCCCGGGTTCCTAAACCGCTTTCTCCCGGAGTCCATGCTTGAAGTGAAAAAGATAACATTGACGTCGCCGCGGAAGGCGTGGAAACTCGTCAGGGTGAGGGTGCCGTGAGGTCCCGGAGCAGGTGGTGGGGTAAACCCCGCAAAAAGAGGGCGAGACCGTCATGAGGGCCTCGATTCGACGAGCGTTGACGAGGAGGCGGTGGATCCAGAATCCACCCCTGAAAAAGCTGGTTCACCTGGAGGAGCCTCCGTCGGAGCGGCTCGTGCTCGCGGTGCAGTTTTGCATGATGGCCGCGGCGGCCCTGACGGCGATCGAGGTCGTCTCCGTGGTCTTCCTCCGGACCTGGAACGCGGAGGTCTTCGCGGCGATCACCGGCCTCATCGGGACCGTCACCGGCGTCCTCCTGGGCCACGGGGCGTGACCTATTTGGATCCAAATATCAGGGTATATAAAGAAAGGGGTAGGGGGGGGTCTCCCACACTTCAGATCAAAAAACTGCGGCGGCACTTTGACGGCAAGACGCAGGCCGTCCGGGGCGCTCTGATCGCCGACTTGGAGGCCGTTCACGTCCAGGCCACGCAGCGGTTCCATGCCGAGCAGGACCCGCTAATGAAGCAGAAGTGGGGCCACTTGATCGCCTACATCGCCCAGACGATTGCCTACGTCGCCGGGGCCTTCGACACCGCCGTGGTGGATGTCCGGATCAAAAAATTGGAGGAGATGGTGAGTGAGCTCCTCGCGAGACAGAAGGCTCAGGGCACTGGAGGATCAGCTTCAGGGACTCCTCGAGGCTGAGAAGACCGAGATCCCCCAGGACCCCGTCCGCTTCTTTCGGGAGATCCTCGGCTTTCAGCCCTTCTCATACCAGATTGAGCTCGCGGAGTTATTTACAAAAAATCAATTCCTGGCAGCCCGTTGGAACCGTCAGAGCGGGAAGAGTCATATCGTCGCCGCCCTCCTCCTCCACTACGCTCTGACGCATCCGGGGAGTTACATCGGCGTTGTGGGACCCTCGTGGCGCCAGACTAAACTCGTCATCCGCCGAGTTAACAGTTTTCTCCGTCTCATCCCCAGCGGTCTCTTTGAAAAGCCGCAGAGGACGATCGTCCGCCTCCGGAACGGGAGTGTGATCGAGGCCTTCCCAAACAACCCGGAGACGATCCGGGGTCCCACTCTCCACGTCGTCTACGCGGATGAATTCAACTTCACGGCCAACGATGAGGACCTTTACGACGCCATTATGTTTACTCTGGCCACGACCGCCGGCAAGTTCGTTTGTTCCTCCACGCCCTGGACCACCGATCACCTGTTTTACAAGATCTGCACGCACCCGGACTACGCCGACTTTGCGCGGAGCCACATCACCTGGAAGGATAGTGTGGAGCCCAAGGGACCCCTGAAGCAGGAGTGGCTGGAGAAGATTCGCAGACAGCTCGCGGGGGACCCGTGGCGGTGGACCCGGGAGATGGAGGCGGAGTGGGCCGAGGATGAGACCGTATGGCTGAGCCAGGCCCTGATCGCCTCCTGCATCGATCATGACCTGGAGCCCTACGAGTTCGAGGACGAGCCCCGGGGTGAGCTCTTCCTGGGCGTCGACCTCGGGAAGCATCAGGACTACTCGGTGGTCTCCACAGTGGCCCGGGAGGGCCCGCTGCTCAGGCTGGTCCACGTCCACCGGTTCCCGTTGAAGACCAGCTACGGGAGCGTGATCGGCTATGTCAAGACGCTGTGCGACCGGTGGAGGCACGTCCTCAAGGTCTTCGTCGACCAGTCCGGCGTGGGGGACTATATCGTGGAGGACATGAAGGCCGCCGGAGTCCCCAACGTCGAGGGCGTGAACTTCACCCTCCCCGTCAAGGAGAAGATCGCCACAAACTTGAAGCAGCGGATGGTCGACGGGGTCCTCAAAATCTACTACATCCCGGTCCGCAAGCCCTCGGACGTGGACTTGACGGCTGAGCTCCACGTGGAGCGGTTTGAGCTCCAGAAGACCGGGGGCATCGTCTTCAGCCACCCGGAGGGGACCCACGATGATGTCTTCTGGTCGATTGCCCTGGCGGTGGCCGCGGGCCGCGCCGAGGAGCCGCCCAAGCTGGTGGGGGCCTACTGATGCTTCAAGTCAGGAAGCTCACGCGGAAGTGGGTTCTGAGGAAGAAGTAAGATGGATAATCCAACCATCCGGTCCCTGGGACCGGGGGTCACATGAACATGTCAAACATGAAGGGATACTTGTGACCGTGGACCTCGGTAAGCATCAGGACTACTCGGTGGTCTCCACAGTGGCCCGGGAGGGCCCGCTGCTCAGGCTGGTCCATGTCCACCGGTTCCCGTTGAAGACTAGCTACGGGAGCGTGATCGGCTATGTCAAGACGCTGTGCGACCGGTGGAAGTCCGTCCTGAAGGTCTCGGTGGACCAGACCGGCGTCGAGGCCGAACGCCAGGGCACGCTGGTGAGGGTCTACTGATGCTCCAGGTCCGGAAGCTCACGCGCAAATGGGACAAGGCCACCGGGAAATTCACGTATAACATCGCCTACAAGACGCGGACTCTGGTCACGCCGCGGACGGTCCGGGTGAGCGAGGCCTTCGGCCTGGGCGTGGACAAAGAGCAACGCCATGTGATTTATAAAAATCTGGAGCTTCAGATCGGCCCCCGGGACATAGTCCTCATCACGGGCGAGTCGGGATCCGGCAAGTCCGTCCTCCTCCGAGCCCTTAAGGGGGACCTGGGATCCCTGGTCATGGACATCGCCGACGTTCAGGTGGACCTGGAGAAGCCCCTGATCGACACCGTGGGATCCAGCCTCGAGGAGGGCCTGGAGCTCCTGAGCCGCGTAGGGCTAAATGACGCCTTCCTCTTCCTCCGCCGGTACAGTGAACTGAGTGACGGCCAGCGCTACCGGTACCGGATCGCCAAGTTGATGGAGTCGGGCCGCCGGTGGTGGGTGATGGACGAGTTCTGCGCCACTCTCGATCGGGAGACCGCCAAGATCGTGGCCTTCAACGTGCAGAAGCAGGCCCGGCGCCTGGGCTGCGCGGTCCTGGCGGCCACTACCCATGAGGATCTCCTCCAGGATCTGGCGCCCTCGGTCCTGGTGTGCAAGGCGCTGGGAAGCCAGGTCCGGGTGGAGTATTGGCCTACTGTGAAAAGTGATCTGTGCTCCGTGACTCGGGGGCTGCAGCTCGAGGAGGGGACCTCCCGGGACTATAAATGCCTGGCGGAGTGGCATTATCGGGACGCTACCCGGCCCGTGGCACCACTCAAGTTTTTCGTGCTCCGGAGATCGGACGGGGAGCCGGTGGGCATCATTGTGTACACCTACCCGTCGGTGGCCTGTTTCGGGCGAAAGCGGGCTCTGGGCTTCAAACCGACCATTGAGTGGATGAACCGGAACTTGGCGCAGATCAACCGTGTGATCCTCCACCCAAAGTACCGGAGCATCGGCCTGGGCGCCCGCCTCGTCCGGGAGACGCTCCCCCTCATCGGGAGGCCCTACGTGGAGACCGTGGCCGTGATGGCCCGGTACAACCCGTTCTTCGAGAAGGCGGGCATGACCCGGGTAGCCGAGAGCAGCCCCGACCCCAGGATCGTGAGCGCCATACAGGAACTAAAGCCCCTGGGATTCAATCTGATCTTCCTCAGCTCCGAAAACTACAACCTGCAGAAGCTCCGCTCCCCCTCAGCTCTGAAGGACATTAAGGAATTTTTTATTGAGCACTCAAAGACGTGGAGCGTCCTCCGGAAGCGGTTAATCTCCCGCGGCGAGGCCTATGTCACCGTCCCGGACTTCTGCGACCGTGTGGCCGCGGCGGGTCCCGAGAAGATCGCCAAGATGCTCCGAATCCTCAGTTTCCAGGTGCAGACTAAAGTTTACCTATTCTGGTCGGCCTCCAGGTCCCCTCCTGGGAACTTTTCTTCCCAAGGGCTGTGA